GGATAAATTAGATACTTTCATGAAATATAATGCCAACACATCTTCATTAGGTAAGATGATGAGTAAAGCATCCTTTGGTGCATTGAACCCTATGCAAATGGATCACTTTATTAAAGGCATGACAGGTACCGTAGGTGCTATCACTATGTGGGGATCAGATGTATTTACTTCAGATAAGCCATCTAGAACTTGGGCGCAAAATCCATTGATAGGATCATTTGTATTACCACCTGTACCACATGGTCCAGAATCAAGTTTCTATGATCTGAAGACGAGAGCTGATGCTAAGTATGAAACATTTATGAAGTTAGCTATGCGTCAAAAACCAGAAGAAGCTCAAAAATATATTCAAGAGAATAAGGGTTTAGTGGCTGCTTACGAGTATACATCTTCTGTTGCTAACCAACTTACATTCATTAATGGTGAGATTCAACGTATGGCTGACGTTCCTAATAAAGATATGTCACCTGCTAAGAAACGTGAACTCATGACTAAATACCAAGAGACTAAGAATAAGATCCTATATCCTGCTATCGGCAAGATTAGGAAGGATTTAGCTGGCTTATAACAACTTCACACGATCCACCCTTTACTATTTCCATCCTCGTAATACAAAGCTTATCTATTTGAGAATCATTCTCATATACACCAGCATGTTCTAAGGCATCTAACAAGGGTTTTAAAACGTTATCTACATCCCGTTTTCTATTGTCAGGAGGGTATAGGTATACCTCCATTTTTAATCGTGCGTTTAAGGTGCCTTTGCGTGCGTTGTAGGCACATAAAAATACAGCCTCTCTAAACTCTTTTCCCTTCTTTCCTAAAAACTTCTTCGAGCCTAGCTGACCCCAATAGTGATTTACAGTTGGAGGATAGGGTAATGTAAGTTTGAGTTCGGTTGTCATAAGTGTTATTATAGCAGATGAATTAATATAGGTACAACCTATTGACATGTATTTTATTCTATGCCAATATAGTGTCTCATTAACACGGGGTAAATATGAAACATATATATAGTAACACGAATGATGGTCAAGTAAAGATTGACAAGATCGATAGTGACGCTTACTTATTTCAGTCTGCATTATTAAGTAAACAAAAGCAAAGGTCTGTCAATAGATTTGCTATTACTTTATTTATTGCTTTATTGGCGTTATTAGTAGCCATAGCGGTGCATGGATAATGCAAGTCTTTACAGCTATCGTTCAAGCTATATGTATATTTCTTGGATCTGCGGATAAGGCAGCGTTTAATGATTGTTTAAAAACTCACACAAAACAAGAATGTCAACAAATTTGGAGGGACAAATGAAAAGATTTTTAGTGGTAGCCGAAGTAGAAGTAGATGATAAAAAATACAATGAAGTTGTAACATGGAATGTTGAACCTAGCGATTGGGTTACATCTGTATTAGCAGATCATGGTCGTGATCGTGGCATGATGATCAAAATGAGAACCACAGAAAATGATTACAATATGTTTAATGATGTGAATCGTGCAGTAGAAGCTATTGCAAAAGATAAAGCATTTGATGAATTAGAAGAAGCATTATTGCAAAATCAATTATGTGTATCAGGCAACTGTGGGGAATAACATGGAAACAAGAGAGAGGAATAAACATATACCTTTGTATTATTGGATTCAATGTTATGACAGCATTAATAATTTAAACGAAGACTTAAGAGCCAAGCATCATATTATTGGTTGGCACTTTCTTGATGAGGTGCTTAAAAAGTTTGTAAAGATATATAAACCATTGCCTAAAGATTTTGCTAATGTTATTTATAAAGCTATTGATCGATATAGAACGCAATATCAACATATACCATTAGAGTATCGTTTCTTTAAAGATACAAAAGGAAAACCCATAAGTTATCCTTATGACAGAATTAAAAGACGTATGGTAGTTATTAAGAATAAAAAATATGATTATGAGGAAGTGAGGGTTCAAGGATGAAAATAACAAACCAATTTAATTTACCTAAACCATTTGAGAACATAGCTAATAATCCTAGCTACTCAAAAGGTAAGTCTCATATCTCAGCGACTAGTTTATTAAATAGTCCTAAGATTGTAACATTACTTAAGAAGTATGATGATGAATTATCTCAAGATGTATCAGATATGATATGGGCTATATTTGGATCTGCCGTACATAACGTACTTGAAAAAGGTGCTGATGAAAATAATTTAGTTGAGCAACGTTTCTATGCTGAAGTAGATGGTTGGACTGTATCAGGCGCAGTCGATCTTCAAGTTGTAGATAAAGATGGTATTCATATCCAAGACTACAAAACCACATCCGTGTGGGCGGTTATGAATGATAAGCCTGAATGGGAACAACAACTTAATATCTATGCATGGTTAGTGGCTAAGAATAAGAAAGTGAATATCAAGTCATTAACAATTGTTGGCATTCTAAAGGATTGGTCAAAACGTGAAGCTGAACGTAAGCCTGAGTATCCACAAAAGAATGTTGTATTAGTTGATATACCGTTATGGACTTTTGAAGAACAAGAAACTTTTATTAAAGGACGTATTGCTAAACATAGTGCTGCTGAATTTGCATTAGAAACAGGAGCAGATATGCCTGAATGCACACCACAGGAAATGTGGGAGAAGCCTCCTGTGTATGCAGTGATTAAACAAGGTAATACCCGTGCTAAGTCATTACATGAAACACCTGAGTTAGCTGAAGCTGCTAAACAAGAATTAGGTGCGGGCTATGAAATACAGATTAGACAAGGTGATAGAACTCGTTGTAAAGACTATTGCCTGGTTAATAAGTGGTGCAATCAATATAAAACTTACTTGGAGAAACAAGGATGAAAAAAGGAGCGGGAACAAAATTTGATTGGTCTTCTGCAATCCATGAAGACTATGCAAAAACATTTGATGCTAATGTATCGAATGTAGATAGTATGCAAGTTGGTGGTAATCATTATGTAGGCCGTGATATACAACCGTGGGATTACATAGTGAGTAACAATTTAGGATATCTTGAAGGCAATATTATTAAGTATGTTTCAAGGTATGCTATGAAAGGGGGCTTAGTTGATTTACAAAAGGCTAAGCATTATTTAGATAAATTAATAGAGGTTAAATATGAACGTGTACAAAAAGTTACAACAAGCTAGGCTGAAGTTACAATCAGCTCCGCTTAAGAAATCTGGCAAGAATAGATTTGCTGGGTATGAGTATTTTGAATTAGCAGACTTCTTACCAACGATTCAAACAATCTTTGCAGAAGTAGGCTTATGTGGGACTGTATCATTTGGTACAGAGTTGGCAACATTAACCATCGTAGATGTAGATGCGACTGATAATACACAACCAAACTTTGTGTTGTTTAGTTCACCTATGTCTACGGCTGAGTTAAAAGGATGCCATGCAATACAAAACTTAGGTGCAGTACAAACTTACTTGAGACGTTATCTTTGGGTAGCAGCTATGGAAATCGTTGAACACGATGCTTTAGATGCAACCACAGGGTCTGACTCAAAAAAAGCTGAACCTACAGTTGAAAGTCCACGCATTGTAGGTGTAGAAACAGAGTGGCGTAAAGACAAAATTGGTTGGATCATAGATGCTCCCGACTATATGGAGTCCGATGCTATAGCATGGCTTAATCTTATCCAAGATAGCACTGAAGTGTTTTTAGGTATGTGTACCAAGACAGAAGATGTCATGAGCATATTTAAAAAGAACAAAGTGTTATTTGATAGGATGAAAGAGGTAGATCCTGAGACCTTTAAGAAACTCATGGAAAAATTTACAGAAACAAAAACTAAACTAGAGGAGAAAGAAAATGGCTGAACAACGCCCAAATAGTGGTATCTTAGGTAAGAATAGATATAAAGAGAAAGAAAATCAACCTGATCTTACAGGAAACATTCATGTGGATCGTAACTTATTAATTGATATGCTATCTAAAAATAAAGATAGTACTTTAATTAACTTGCGTGTATCTGCATGGAATAAACAAAACAGCAACACAGGTGAGGGATTCTTAGGTTTATCAATCTCAGAACCATTACCACCGAAGCAAGACGCTAAGAAAAATCCTTGGGAGCAATAATGGAAACAATTCAGTTTGAAGCTGTTAAGGTTGCCCTTAAGCAAGATAAAACTGGATATGTTTTGACGCTCTCTTTGCATCCAGACGATATCCCTGACGCATTGCTCAGGGATTTTGTCGGGGCAAGGTATCAAGTCGTGATGGTAAGATTGGATGTCAATGAAGCTCCAATTGATCGTCAAGAAGAATTTGCTGGTGATAGGGCGATTCGTATCGCTGGCCTTATGTGTCGTGATCCAAAGTTTTGGGAGTTCCTTTATTCAAAGAGTGATATCTCAACTAAAGATTTTGAATCCGCTACACAATGGTTAAGATTTTATTTAGACTTAGAATCTAGATCTCAACTTAAAACAAATGTAATAGCGCAAGATAAGTTAGATCAATTATATAGGGAATATACTGCATGGAAACCGATAAGCTAATACCGTATTCAGTTTATCTTCCAAGTGCGCTTCATAAGAAGTTAAAGACACTTGCGAAAGATAGAAAAGCATCTGAGCTTATTCGTAATGCTATTCAAATGATTATTGAAGGTAACTCAACCTACAATAGCGGATACAATAAAGCTTTAAAAGATGCAATTAAGATT